TCGGAATACTCCCTGACAACTGCCTTTACTACTTTATTTACATCTTTAAGTTTCTGGTCATCAGTGTCGTCTGGCATCCATTGTCTTCTAGGTAATGTGTCGCCAACATTATGATTAAAGCCTTTCTTCTTTTCCACTGAATCAGTAAGCTTGATTGTAACCTTTGTCTTCTTGGCTTCTACTTTTAAATTACCTGTCATGTCACCGAATAACTGTAAGTTAGCTTTGCTACCTTTACCAAGCTTTCGTTTCATCTTCTTGTATTTATCTGACAACTCTTTAAATTGACCTTTGCCACTAACAGGAGAAACACCCTCATCTAAATAAGATTTCATTCTGTCTAATAATGCAAGACCTACAGCTTCAGCCGCAGTCTTACGTTTACTAGGTTTCACGTCTTTAAGTTCTTCTTCAAGATCTAACGTGTACGACATCTTTCTTTTACTAATGGGCATTTAAATCCTTTTAACTGCCAGTGTTTTATTGTTCTTCTGTTGTCATGATTGATGACATATAGTTTTCATTATCAATTGTTTTTAACATCTCTTCTGCTTCTTCACGACTAACCTCTTCTATATCCATGAGAGCTGTTGTGCGACTTCCTAGCCCAAGTTCAAGCTTCTTAATGTTATAATCTAATTTATCTGATCGTGATTGAAACATCTCTGGTTTCTTGAACCCTACAGCTACTTTTGAATCCATATCTATTTCATTAGCTTTGAACTCATCTCTTAACTGATCACCTTCAAGCGTGTTATGCCATACTTTAATAAGCTGGTATAACTTATCTTCAACCTCTTCAAATAAATGGTAGTCTTCTTTAGATGCTTCTGCTCTGTCCAGTTTAGCTAATAATCTTTCAATTCCCGAACTAAACTTTTCAACATCACTACCACCACTTACTGTTGAAGTGCTTAATCCTCTTGAAGTAAGAAAGCATTTAAGTAAGAACTCAACCGCTTGGATACTTCCTTGTAAGTCAGAGTTAGGTGAAGCAAATCCAAATTCAGGATCACTTTGATTAAGCCCGTCGCCTGTAGGTAAATGAATTATTTTTGTAGGGCCTATGCTCATGTTCTCTGCTTTGAAATCTTCAGGAGCTTTAAGATAAGCCTGTGACCAACCTTGCATCCTTGATACAAATAACAAATCAGTTAAAGCACCACATAATTGGATACCAAAGTTACTAACTAGATCACTCTCACTTGCAAAGTAACTAAAGTCTTTATAAGCACTGATATCAATAAATGGTAATACACCAATAGGATTAACTGTATCCTCACTAAGTACTTCACCTTTATCATTCATAATAAAGTTCATGCCTTCTATTATCTCACCATCTTCAATTCTTGTCTTAGTCCAGACTACATATCTTTTTAAAGATGCCATGTAATCGTCTTCGTCACCAATGTCTTCATTAATATCATTACTATCAATCTTTAAGTTACGGTCAAATGTACTAATCACGTAACCAATTGCGGATTCTGGATCATTTGGATCTACGATCGGGTCATAGTTATGCTGCTTTAACAAACGCATTGTAAGCTTTCCATCCTTAGGGATCACTTGAAGTAAGCACTGATTTTGAAGCTTATAATATTCATTTGCTTTAGATAAAGTGTAATCAGCTTTCATTGACTCATAGATTCTAGTAACTGCATCTATTTGATCATCATTCAGATCAGTAAACTCCCTCGTAGGAGTCTCAGTATAAATCTTGGCTTCTTCCTTACAGAGCCGCCTAGAAATATTAACGCTACTGACAATAGGCATTTCAGCCACAGTCTTTTTATTGAATTGTTCTTCAAGATATTCCTTAACATACTTATCTAAGTTGTCGTTATAGATCTCTGATGTTTTAAATGATCTTTCTTTACGCTCGATATTCTCTCTACTATTAATGTGATCAATTAACCTTACCCTGTTGTCATATTTTCTTAAATCCATTTATCTGTCCCTTGTATAAACTGCTCTTGATTTTGTTTGAATTGGTTTTAGTAAGTTTACAGCATAACCTAAAGAATCGCTAACATGAGTTAAGTCCTTGTTAGTAGTCTGGTCAAGTTTATTCCCTTTCCAGACAACTTGCTCTAAATCGGCTATTAATATTTTACATTTACTACTAATCACTATCTCTTGATCACGTAATGCTTTGTTCATACAATTAACCCTGTCAACTACATATGGATTGTTTGTATATTTGATTTGAAACCCTGCCTGTTTAATTATTTCAAAGTCACTCATCCCTGATGTCTTTCTTGCAATTGCTGTTGCATCTGGAATAACTGTCCCCATATAACCACGTTTCTTTAATTCATGTGTCATTTGAAAAGTATCAGAGTCTCGCAGAGTTACCTCATCTATTACATAAATCTTATTATTAATAAATTGGAGTACCGTTGCACACATAAATCCGACATTGAAATCCATCCCAATAAATATAGTACCACGTTGTAATTGTACATTATCACATACATTAACATCACGAGTAAAGGCATAGTAAACTTTGCCACTTGAGATGCTTACGAACTTACCTTCAAGTTCTTGTTCAATCTGTTTATCACTATATGATGACTCTAAATGAGCCAGATACCCGTCAGGTAAGTGCTTATTTTCTGCGCTTTTGGCATAAATTGTTTTGTATAGGGGATCATTACTTCCCTCTCGGATGAAGATATCGTATAGCCAGTTAAAACTATTTGGCGATGTCGTGAGTAATACTGATAATCCTCCATTCTTACCCCTTAGTCTCCCAGTGAACACATCAAAAGCTTCTTTCTTATAGAATGATGCTTCATCAGCCCACCAATCTGAAATCTCTATACCTCTATGATTATCGTATGTTTCAGCAGATAAACAAAGAAATTTCTTTTGCCCCTCTATTGTAAGTAATGAACTCATTTGGTTGTATTCAAAGCTGATACCCCAATCTGTTAGGTTAGCGAACAATGAACTGAGTGTTGACTTCTTAAGTTGCCCATATGTGTTGGCCGTAATAAGACCTAATCCTTTTGGATATTGTTTCATTATTTTCATCACGTAAACTGATCCGAGGTAAGTCTTGCCTGATCCAATTCCACCACATAACAAAGTAAACTTATGATTATCGGTTGCTTCAATAGCTTCCCATTGATGATCAAGTAATTCGATTGAGGTTTTCAATCATTTCTCTTTGATTCAATTTTACCTTTTACAAATTCTATAGTTGGTAATTCTGCATTTACTGTCTGTTCGATCTTATCAGATTGATGTAGCCAGTTTTTTCCTAACCAAATTAACATTGCAACATTACCTGCCATTGCTACCTCAAACTGTTTCCTTCTTATAGATGCAAAGCCTGCTTGCTTCTTTTCTGCGTATCTCTCCGCAAATGTACAATTAAACTCTTCTTTAACACGCCTACTAAGCGTATCATCTGACATACTAAAGAAAGCTGCTATCTCAACCTTAGTGCATTGTAACATGCATAATTTATCGAACTGATCCCAGTCTATAGGTTTCTTATTTGCCATCTAATAGCTCATTGTATTTCTGTTTATTTGATTCTAGCACAGCTTCTTTGCCAGTATATTCCTGCCATCGCTTCACTATGACATCACAATAATGTTCATCTAATTCCATTCCAAAGCACTTACGGTTTGTTTTTTCACACGCTATTAATGTTGATCCTGATCCAAGAAATAGATCTAATACATTTTTAAAATCTGATTTATAATAATTAAAACACCACTCAGCTAATGCAATAGGTTTTTGAGTTGGATGAACCCTTGCTATATTCCGTTCGCTATCTTTATTGAAACCCTTCCATAGGTGCCTAAATATCATAATGGACGACCATTTAGACTTTACCCAAGCCACTTCACAATCTGATTGAGTGTCGTGCATCTTGTCTTCAACTCTTTTGTCCCAAACGAACCAATTATTAGTTTGTGGCAATGAGTGACAATAATAATTTGCCCCCCACCATACTTGCCTAGGTATATTTAAACCTTCACAAATACTATAAGCGTCTATAGCGTATTGTATCGAATCATCTTTAAAATCTTTAAAATTATGGTTATCTGCTAAACCTGTTTTTCTATTAGTCCTGTCACCCTTTTCATTAATCCCATAAGGCGGATCAGTGTAAACCATATCAGCTTTTTCACCGCTCATTAACTTAACAACATCATCAATCATGGTACTATCGCCACACATTACTCGATGGTCGCCCAATAGCCACACATCACCCTTCTTTGTAATAGGATCATGCTTTACTTCTGGTACTTCATCTTCGTCACATTGTGGGTCTAACACTTCTATATCTAAACCACTTACATCCATTAAACCTAATAGATCCATATCTAAATCAAAATCTAAGGCTTTTAAGTCATCTTTTAATTGTACTTGATCCAACTCTGCCCAACGTGCGATCTCATTGTCCGCTGTCATATCAGCATATTCTTGCGCTTCACTTTCATATTGCTGGTAATTAACTGCTACTTTATCCCAGCTAAGTTCTTTAATAGCTTTTAGTCTTGCATGACCCTTAACTATAAAACCACTCCTGCCACTAACCACAACAGGTGATCTTTGACCTTGGTAATCAATTATCTTGGCAAGCCTCTTTATTTGCTCATCACTATGCTTGTTATTATTTTTAGGATTAGGCACTACTTTATGCAATGGTTCTAGCCTGTCATAGCTACAATCAATCTTAACTTCCATATTTTTATAACCTTGTTAATCCGCCTTCGTCGCATGCCTGCTGCCAAAGATCTTTATAATGATTAGCTTTCTTTCTCCACTCATCAACATGATCTCTTTCGTGATTTAAAGCACCCTCAAGACCTTGCTTCTCAGTGTCTAATTGCATGTTTT